ATGAGTTATGGTCCTTTTGACCTTGTAGTTTACTATGAGAAACCATGGTTGAAAAAATGGCGACAATTAAAAGCAGGTCAATACAAATATGCCTTTGACTACAAAGAATTACCAAGTGTTTATTTAAAACAATTTGGTATCAAGATTGATGAATATGTAAAACACCATCATTCACATATGGCAGGTGGTTATTACACAGCACCATTTGAAAACGCAATGACATTGACAATAGACGCCATCGGAGAAATGGAAACTATGACGGTATGGGATAATGAAAAGATGATTGCTCGTCAACAATATCCTTTATCATTAGGTTTATTATATTCTGCCGTTACACAAAGAATAGGTTTAAAACCTAACGAGGAAGAATATATTACTATGGGTATGGCTGCTTATGGTAAACCTAATCTTACTGAACATATGAAAAAGTTTTTATTAAAAAGAAACAATCATAAAGGTGTAGGTCATTATATAGAGTGGGCAAAAGATTACGATTTGGCTGCTTCTGTACAAAAAGTTTATGAAGAAGAACTAGAAAGAATTGTAAAAAAATATTGCAGAAAAATTAATTTAGTAATAAGTGGTGGTTGTGCCTTAAATTGTGTTGCAAATAGTAATCTAAAAAGAAACATCTGGATTATGCCAAATCCTGGCGATAGTGGTTCATCATTGGGTTGTATACCTGCCGTTACAAAAGAAAGATTAAACTGGAAAGGTCCTTTCCTAGGTTTTAATATTGAAGGTGAATATCCTATTGACACTATCATAAAAGAATTAGAAACAAATAAAATGGTAGGTGTTGCAAATGGCAGAGCAGAGTTTGGACCTAGAGCATTAGGTAATAGAAGTTTATTGGCCGACCCTAGAGGACCTGAAGTAAAAGATATGGTCAATGAAATAAAGAAAAGACAAAAGTTTAGACCTTTTGCACCTGCTATTTTACTAGAAGATGTACATGATTATTTTGACATGCCACAACCTACAAGTCCTTATATGCAGTTTGTTGGTACATGTAAATATCCTAAAGAGTTTCCAGCAATAATTCATGCTGATGGTACAAGTAGAGTGCAAACGGTAACTAAAGAAGACAACGAAGGTTTTTATAATCTATTAAAAACTTGGAAAGATAAAACAGGTTGTCCTATGCTTTTAAACACAAGCCTAAATATTAAAGGTAAACCAATGGTGAATAATTTATGGCATGCCAGAGATTTTGAGAGGAAATATAATGTCAAAGTTGTATAATTTAGGTTGTAGTTTTGCATATGGTAATTGTGTACCAGAAAAAAATAAACTATGTGATACACATATAAGTCCAGGCACCTTAATTGCAAAACATTTAGGTTATGAAGAAGTTAATCTTGCATGTAATGGTAATAGTCTTGACGGAGTATTAAGAAGATTATATACATGGCATTTTGAGAAAGATGGTATTATTCTTATAGGTGTACCACCTGCTGGTAGATTTCAAGTTGTACATCCAAGTGAACAACATACAAACAAAGAAAGAAACTCTAAAGCAAAACTATTCGGTAGAAATACAGAGGCTGAAGAATGTATCAGATATGCATACACAAAAGGTCCAGTAAATCAATTACAACAAACACACAATAAAAAACTTCTTAAAGTATATCCTGATTATTTTTATAGTATAAAATGGGCTGGTGAAAAAATCAAACATATAGATGTTAATGAAACTGCCAGTTATTTACTTAATTTTAATCTTGTTAAAATACAGACAAGATTGAAAGAACTTGGTCTAAAATATTACCTATATAATTCTATAGGTTTTAATTATAAGCCAATTAACCAGGAGACAATTGAACTTCAAGAACAGGTAGATTTGTCTTCTTACTATGAACCAGAGAATGATATGTTTTCATTAGTTAAAACAGATGAGAAATATCAACTCGCAGATGGAGACCTACATCCGAATCATTTGGCCTATGAAGTTTGGGCAAAAGGATTTATTGAATGGTTAAATGGAAAACAATGAGTTATACAAGATTATTTGAAAGTTTAAGCAAAGCAACAAGACACGACAATCCATGGGAATATTTTACCTTTGGTCAATCACTATCACCTCAACAAATAGAAGAAATAGCAAACGCTAATATTAATAGAGATGGTGTATTACATGACGGTACAAGGTCAGGTTACAAAGAGGGTGTTGAAAAACAAAATCATAAATTAAGAGAGTATATTACTAAAGAAAATGCCGACAAATACCCTGCTCTAACAGAATTTATAAAAGAGTTGCAAAGTAAACCTATCAGAGAGATTATCGCAAAGATGGTAGGTAATAAGGAAGAATTTAAAGGTTCATATGTAAGACTAGAAGTCTTGAACGATACAAAAGGATTTTATTTAAAACCTCATTGTGATATACCAGAAAAATTAATATCAAGTTTAATTTATATTAATCAAACAGGCGAGAATGTAAATTTAGGCACAGATTTATATAATGAAGATTTAGCATTGATTGATACCGTTCCTTTCTGGCATAATTATGGTTATATTTTTCATGGTCCAAATAAGTGGCATGGCATGGAAGAAGGAAAAGAAATACAAGTAGAAAGAAGAGGAATACAATTAAATTATGTTACCTTCAAAACCGACTGGCCAGTACACTAATTACGATTGGTGTAAGGAAACTTACCTGGCTGCTAAACCACATGTAAAAGAATTTAGAGTTGCAATTGATGTAGGTTGCCGTGATGGTGATTTTACAAAAATTATGTTAGATGACTTTGATTTTGTACATGCCTTTGATTACAGGAATAGAATGAAAGGTTTAGACAATAACAAAAGATATGGATATTATCAAGTTGCATTAGGCGACATAAATAAAGATGATGTTGAGGCATATAAAGGCACCATTGGTAAAAAAGGTAGAAAAGACTCTATCAGAGTGAAACAAAAAAAACTAGATGATTATAATTTTTCAAATGTTGACTTGATAAAGATAGATGTTGAGGGCTATGAAATGAATGTTATTAAAGGTGCAGTTGCAACAATAGATAAAAATAATCCTGTTTTAATTATAGAAGACAATGGCGATACAGGACATGACGCATTAAACTTTCTTCTATCAATTGGATATAAAGTACAAAGGAAATTTGAGAAACCAAATCCTTTAGATATAGTGTTAGTGAGGTAAAAATGGAAGAACAACAACTATTTAATAAAATGAAAGAGATTGAGGCAGAATATCTTAAACCTCACGATTTCGCAAAATTTAATAACTACTGGTTACCAAGAGAGGTAGTTGAACAAAGTACAAATGTATTATCATATGGTGTACATAGAGATGTAGGTTTTGAGCAGGAGATGTGTGAACTAAATCCTAATTTAAATATACATCTATATGACCCTACACCAGATACGATAAAAATGTGGGAAGGTAGTTTTCCACATAAAGATAAAATGACATATCATAAAAAAGCATATGCTCATTTTACTGGAGAGATGAATTTTTATTACAACAAAAATGACTTGACAAAATGTTATTCATTATTACCATTACCACAATTAGGTGATGGTGCAGACTTTATAACGGTAGATACAATCAATTTAGCAGATAGTTTAAATGATGTTGATGGTAAAGTTGATATTATGAAAGCAGATATAGAAGGTGTGTGGTATGATTTCTGTAGAGAAGTATTAGATTTAAAGGTAGATTTCAAAGCATTAGCTATTGAGTTTGAAGTAAAACTTATTAATAATGATTTAAGTATTAAAAACTATGAAGAACTACTTAAAGAATTTAAATCAAAAGGTTATGATTTATATTTAAATAGACCAAGAAATAAAATTTTAAGTGAAGCAATAATATTAAAGAAATGAAAAAAGTAAACGGCTGGTGGTTGCCAGATGACGACAAACATATCGCTGAGAAGATAGAAGAGGATACTCGTATGAATAGAGGTGCTGGTTTTCAGACCGAACAACGAGATTATTCTTTAGCATTAGCGGCTAAGTTTTCTAAAAGAAGAAGATTAGCAATTGATATTGGTGGTCATGTTGGTTTATGGTCAGTTGATTTAGCAGAATTTTTTAATGGTGTGTGGATATTTGAACCTGTTCCTCAATTCAGAGAGTGTTTAGTAAAAAACTTAAAAAGTAAACTTGAAAAGAAGAATTACAGAATAGAACCAGTTGCTTTAGGTAATAAGTTTAATCAAGATGTAAAACTAAAACTAGGTGGTGACAATTCAGGTGATACACATATTAGTGATGATGGTGAAATTTCTGTACCAATTAAGAAGTTAGATAGTTATGGTTTAAAAGAGGTAGACTATATCAAGATAGACGCTGAAGGATATGAACTAGAAGTTTTAAAAGGTGCAGAATGGACACTAGCAGAAAATAGACCAATGGTGGTCATAGAAATAAAAGATAAACATTTTAAAAGATATGGTACAGAGTTTTTAGATGGTGTGAAAAAACATATGGAAGATAGAGGTTATTATATTGAGAATGTTATCAATTCAGAGGCATTTTTTGTACATAAATCTCAAAAAGTAAGAGAGTTTATGAACCAAAAAGTATATGCAAGGGAGCATGATAAATGAAAATAGCAGTTGTAACAACCATGAACAAAAGATTATATGATGAATATGGTCATAGGTTTTTAACAACATACAATTGGCCGTTTGATTGTTATGTTTACTATGAAGACAATGAGAAATTTCATCCAGTTATAGAAGAACATCATTTTGGTAGAGATGGTAAAACACCATTCTTCTATAGAGATTTAAATAGAGAGGCACCAGCATGTCCTAAATTTGTCAAGAGAAATAGTCATAGACAGATTACAGATAAAAGAAAAGATTTTTGGAAAGATGGTGTCCGTTTCTGTTATAAAGTATATGCTTATTCACATTTTATAACAACAAATAGAGATTATGATGGTGTTATTTGCATTGACGCAGATAGTGTATTCCACAAAGTTATTGACGCAGAATGGATTAAGAAACACATACATAGAGATAATTCTATGATGACTTACCTTGGTAGACCAG